TTCAGCTTCTTGGTAGCCAACCCCTTTCCTACCAAGTTGGCAACCAAATGATGGGTCTTGGACTTGACGCAATCGGTGCTGGTAAGCCTCAGCTCTTCGATGTTGGATCTGCGCTTAACCTTGGCGCGGCTGACAGGCAGAATATTATGAATGCGCAAGCGGCCAACGCACAAGCAAGCGCAACTCGTTCTGCTGGCATGATGAGCATGGTTGGGGGGGTAGCAGGGGCGGCTGGAGCAGCACTTATTTAATGAAAAAGCTCGAAAAAACAAAACAGCTAATTGTTTCTGGCACAAAGCACTTCCCAAAAGGAATGATTTGTTGGTCTGGTGGCAAGGACAGCATGGTTTTGTTGCATGTCATGCGAGACATGGGGGTTGACCTGCCATTAGTATTTTTCCGAGAACCATGGCAGCCGTGGAAATACAAGTTCCATGATAAAATTGTGCAGGATTGGGAGTTGCTCGTTTACTCATGGCATCCTTATCAATCGGCATTTCAACAAGAAGGCGATGAGTGGGAGGTTCAGAATCACTACAGAGTGAACTCAACGATCTTAACTTGCCCAACTGGAATTGCCGAGCCAACAAGCGACACCAAATTCGCTTGCGCTTTGGATATCCTAAAGCGTCCAAAGCAGCATTACCTTGAAATACCAGCATTTGATTGCCTGTGGATTGGTCATAAAGGATGCGACTCAGACCCAATTCTAGGTGGTGACGCTGGAACAAGAATTGAATCAAGGGTTTTGACTGAGCAAGCTACGATGATGTTCCCACTTCGTGATTGGACTCATGAAGATATATGGAATTACATTGAAGCAAATAACGTCCCATACGATGAGGATCGTTACGAGAAACTCAATGGGGCCTGGGGGGAAAAGATAGACAAGCGTCATAATGTTGATTATGTTCATGCCTGTACTAGCTGCATAAATCGGAACCCACAATCACCTAAATTTGTTTACTGTCCAAAACTAAGCATGACCATTGAGAACATTTCATCTCTTGTACCTTGGGCAGATCAAGAAAAATTAAGCTACATGAAAGACTAATAATATGCCATACGGACAAGGACAGATGCTAGGAGCGGGTGTAGACCCACGGATGTTTGTGCAGGATTACTCTGGCTTCACAAGGGCTGCGGAGATCCAAGCACAGGGGATGCAGAACCTTGGGCAAGGGGTTGCAAAAGGGATAACTCAAGTAGGCGACTACTTCAAGGAGCAGGGGGAGAAGAAAAAGCAGGTTAAGATGGCATCAACGCAAATTGAGGCCGTTCTTAAACTTATGCCAGAACTCGCCCCAGTCCTTGGGGATGTTGGTAATAGACTCAAGGACGAGGATGTCTCGTTGACAGATAGATTCGCGGACGCATCCATTGTTGGCGATCTCATCCAGAACAGCATGAGCGCACGAATGAACCAGCAAATGATGAACCTTCGCCAGCAGAAGTTCGCGGCATCGCAAGGTGGCGGCGGGGGTGGTGGCGGTAAAGACTCTTCAAACACTAACCCATTTACTGGACAACCTTACTAAAATGGCTGAGCAAATTCAATCCCTGTCTGGTCTTCTTCCAGAGTCTTCTCCATTTGGCAGAAAATTCATGGAAGCTGATGTTCTTATTTCTGACCTTGAAAACACTGGTTATAACAAACAGGCTCAAGATTATAGAAATAAAATTATTTCTCAGGTTGAGCTTGGAAAAAGAGCAAAGAACCCAAAAGAAGTTAGGGCTATTGCTGGGAACATCGAAGGAATGCTTGGTGGTTTGAAGTCGCTTTCTAAAACAACCCTTGAAAAAAAACCTCAACCGGATGAGCCATACACCTACCTTACCCCAGAACAAGAAGTCGAACAATATGGTGGGCCTCTTGAAGGAACATATGTAAGGAAAGGTGCTGGGGGCAAGCCAGAGCGAATAGAGCCAGGTAGAACTTACGCAAGTCCAGAGGAATCTAGGAGACAAAAACAACTTGAGGCACAGGATCAATATTTAAGTGAAATTCGCAAAAACGCGCAATCAATAAAAGGAATGACACCAGAAATCAACAGGCTAAGTCGCCTTCTTGATTCTGGGGTTAAAACTGGCAGGTTCCAAGATTTAGTTTTGCCATTCAAACAAATTGTATCTGATTTAGGACTTGGTTTTGATGTTAACGAAATTGCAGGACAAGAAGAATTTAGATCAATTTCATCAAATATAGCCCTATCTATTGGGCAAAAATTAAAAGGAAGCATGTCCGATGGTGACCGTGAACTGCTTGTTAATAAAATTGCGCCATCAATTGCCACCTCACCAGAAGGCAATAAAGCTATTGTTGCGTTTCTTGGGGCTGGTGCAGAAAAGGGGAAGGAAATAGATAAATTAATTTTACGCTTAAATAAGCAAGGACTTGATCCATTTGAAATTGAAGAAAAGGTGAATGAATTTGTAGACAGCAATTTCATATCTGATAGGGTCATTAAAGCTATACCGAGCCTTAAAGAAGAAGGCCAGCAAGCCACCCAACCTCCAGCAATCAACTACACCCCAGATGCTCAAAATGCTCTTGAAAGAGCTAGGGCATTGCAGCAAAAAAAATAAATGGCAAACGGTAAATTAGATGAAGAGTTCAAGCTGAAGTTTAATGAAATCAACTCAGCCATGTCAGCTCTTGGTGGGGCTTTGTCAACTGCCGAGCAATCTGGGGATCAAGGCGCAGTATCTCAAATTACATCTGACATTTTAGCTCTTGAAGGAGAGGCAGCCAGGTTGCAACAACAACAAATTGAAATTCAATCTCAACAAGTTCAACCAGAAATTGATTCAAGGCAAGCTGCAAGAGAGTCGCTTGCAGCGGGAGACTACAAAGTTTACGAGGACCAACCAAATGTAAGGGTGAGCTCACTTTATGGATCTGGCTTAATGGCTGCTGGATCAATTCCAAAACAAAACAAAAAAGAAACTGAAAAAAATCTATCTACCCAGATTGCCCAAGCTCTTGGTGTATCAAATGAAAACGTGGACTTGCAAGAAGGCTTGCCTGTGTCCGATAGAATTGCCTTAGACTGGTTTCAAAATCCAGAATTAAAAGCCGAGTACATAAAAAAGAACTACCCAGATAGTTCCGAAGCATTAGTTGTTGATGGGGAACCTGTTTTCGCGGTACAAACAAATGATGGTAAGGTTTTGTTATCTACAGGGTCTGGGGGTGCAATTGAAAATGCACTAGCAATTAGTGGTGGGCTGGCCTCCGAGGTTTTTCCTACGCTCGCGGCGGTTGGCGGAGGGGTTGCAGCCACTCCAGCCGGAGGCGGTGCTGGTAGTTTTGCAACTGGCCCACTTGGGGCAATGGTTGGATATACTGCTGCTGGAACGGCTCAAGATGCCGTTGTTCAATGGCTAACTGGAGTAGACCAGCCAGCAACAAGAACATTTACCGACAGGGGGAAACAAGCACTTATATCGCTTCCTATTGATCTCGCGACAGCAGGAACAGGAAAGTTTCTAGCTAGGCGCATAGGGGCGGATGTAATGCAAGAAGCGGAAAACGCGACATTGCAGTCAATTGCCAGACTTGAGAAACAAGGTAAATTTTTTGATGTTCCCGCTGGCGTTCGGTTTGGACCCCAAGGGATGGAATCACAGAAAATTCTTGCATCGCAGAAAAACGGCAAATTGCGGAGGAGGCTTGAAAAAACACAAGAGCAACTACTCCAATATGATCGGGCGTTAAAAGAAGGTCTACCAAACGAGGCTGGAGCATATCAGCAAACAATCGAAAGACTTAAAAAAGAATATGATGAGCTGACCAATCAAATCGCTGGGGACGACCAGCAAATGCGTAAACTCATTCAAGGCAATTTCCAAAAACGAGTTGATGCTTTACAAGTTGAAAGAACGGATCGTGAACCCGTTGGTAATTTCTTTAAGCAATATCTAGATACAGCTGAGAAACTAGCAAACGATGCTAAAAGCGAAGCTTTTGGGGAATTCTATTCAATTGCAAACAAAAACAAGCTAAAGGTAAATCCTGATGAAATGGCTGACATTCTTCTTTCCGTTAGAAAAGAAATGAAAGGCAAGAGGAACCCTGCGACTGATTCTATTGAGCAAGAACTTAGACAAAGGAAGTTCAAGCAAAAAGAATACAACCAGTTCCTTAAAGCCGTTCAAAATGGCGAAGTAAAAGGAGATCCTGCGGTTATTCGTCGGCAACTTGACGACCTCAAAATGCAAGGTGGCCCATTGGATTACGCAACAATGAACGCCTATATTGAACGAATTGCAAAAGAAGTCCCAGAAGGCGGGGCAACTGGACAGGCCATTCCAAAGCAGGTAGCGGATGTGGCATCAGCAAGACTCCAAGCATTTAGAGATAAAATTTACGCTAGGGACGGAATGGCTTCAGCTTGGGGAAATGCCAGAATAAAGATGCAAGACAGGATGGCGTTTGAAGGCCAAACCCCCGCTAAAATGATGAGGACGATGTTTGGCGATGATGTGACCACGCCATCACAAGTTGTTAATACATTGATTTCAGACCCAACTAAAACAAGGCAAATATTCTCACTTCTTCAGAATACGCCAGATCCGTCAATTGCTAATCAATTACCAGCCCTAAGAAAACAGGTTCAAGATATTTATCTTGATTCAGTTGGCCTTGGGCGAGTGCCTGGAGCCGACACTAAATTTGTTGACTTTAACCCAGAGGTTGTGAAGGTGCTTTGGGGGGTTGACCGAAAAGGAAACATAAACGAATTGGTAGGCCAACGGATGGTTCAAAAACTTGACTATCTAAACAAATCGTTTGCTGATGCTAAAGTGCCAATTAAGGACATTACGCCAGATGACATTGGTGCTTATTTCCAATCTCTTGATGAAAACTCGTCAAACAGTTTAGCTAAGGCAATGGTGTCTAAGGCTAAAGCTCAAGATGATCTTGATAAATTTACAAACAATAAAGTTGTTGAGCTTGCGTTAAAAGGCAAGTGGGAGTTCCTTGATGGAGACTCCCTCCCAAAAGCATTGATTTCTAATACAACCTCATATCGTGAAGTTGGCAGGGTTTTGTCCAAAATGCCAGACGAAGAGAAAGCTGTTTTAAGGAACGATTTCATGAGAGAGCTGTTGAATAATTATCCAGGAGGGGTTCCAATGAGACGCGCTCCATACGCAACGTTCTGGGATGCAAAAAGATTCTTGAATGATGCGGACATCCCAAAAGGAAAATCAGATCTGGTCAGGAAAATGGAAACGGTTCTTGGCCCAGAGAAAACTCAGGAATTTATAGATATTTCTAGGGTAATGGACGCTACTACTGTATCTGGTGCGCCACCGAAAGATCAGATTAGGGCTACATATGGACTTGGTGGAGCTTCGTTCTACCTTGCTGAAGGACTTGGGTCTTACGCTAGGAATGCTTTTTACTCTGCGATGCTTGGGTCAAAAGCAGCTGATAGGTCTGGGCTTCTTAAGTTCATCGCTCGTGATGCAGGCCCACAAAAAACAGAGGAAGCGTTCAGAAAGGCGATTAAATATACAATTGCGACTAGAGCGGGTGTTCAAGCACTTATGGAGCAGTCGCGGAATGACCCGAGAGTTGCCGCCGAATTTCAGAAATTTGGGGCGACACTAAAGAAAAGCGAACTCGAGGCAATTGAAACAATAGATAAACAATAAAATGCCTAAAGCTTTAAGAAAAAGTAAAAAGCAAGTAGGCTACCTGCTCAGCAAAGGTTCTCCGCTTTCCTTGACGCAACAGAATAAGCTCAAAAAAGAGTTGCACTCTGGAGCCGTTAAGGTTAAAAACGGCAAGAAGATCAAATGAGCGACGAAGACCTATCAGCGATTGATAGTAAAGAGGCGATGAAAGAGTTTTTCCTTGAAGTCAAGGAAAGGGCTAAGCAATTCCCTCGGAACACTATTGAGAACTATAACCCGAATGTGGCGGCACAGATCCTCTGGATGCTGGCGCAGGGTGGGCGTATCAATGCTATTGCCAAAAAGTGCAAGGTAACGCATGAGACTGTTCGTGCGCTGGAGTGGAGGCATAACGACACGCTGGAGTCAAAGCGCAAGGAGTTCTCTAAACGCTACGCTATTGCTGCGGCTGAGTACACAGACCTTTTGTTCGAGAAGGCAGAGCAACTGAGCCGTGACCCGGATCAGCTTAAGGCAATCTCCCCAGACCGATTAGCGTTGACTATTGGCATTATGACCGATAAGGCTGGACAGCTCTCTGGCATGGCGAGTACTATTGTTGAGCATCGCAAGGGGCCATCTATTGATGATGCCGCCAAGATGATTGCGGAGGCAAAGTCCCGTATTGCCAATAAAGTCAAAGCACAGGCGGTAGAAGCTGAAATCGTAGAGTAATGCAGTGGCGCAAACATCCAATCCTTCAGCCTCCCAGCGATGACGAGGTAGCATTGATGGAGCCAGATGATCTTATTGAGCTTCATCGAATCTATCACGAGGCCATTGATAACGCTGAGAAAGACCCATTCCGCTACGGGTTTAGGCTTCCGCACTGGGAGAAGGCTGAAGAGCAACTAGCGCAAGTCTCTGAGGTTCTGGCACTTGGTGGAAATCGCAGCGGCAAAACTGCGTGGGGTTCTTACTGCGTGGTTAAAGCCGCCATCGAAAACCCAAAATCGGAGATCTTCTGTTTCGCTCAGACATCGGAGGTCAGCATCCGCCAGCAACAAAGCGCAGTATGGAACTGGTTGCCGCATGAGATGAGGACAAAGCAAACCTCGGCTAACGCTTACATCTCGTACACAAAGAAGAACGGGTTTACGGATAACTCGTTGATCCTACCCAATGCGTCACAGATTATCTTTAAGACCTATTCTCAGTATCAGAACAACCCCACTATCCTAGAAGGCGCGGAGCTTGGTAGCCGTGACCCCCAATGGCACAACATCGGCGTATGGCTCGACGAGTACTTACTTGGCAACGAGCTAATTGATACCCTGCGATTCCGTCTCGCTACCCGCAACTCCAAGATGCTGGTGACATTCACTCCGATTGACGGGTGGACTGAGGTTATTAAGGAATACTTAGATGGTGCTACAAGCGTCCAGAGCGTCGAGGCTGAGCTGCTCAACGGAGAGCTTGTCCCCTATGTCCAGCGGAGTAAGAAGCGCAATGCCAGCGTCCACTACTTCCATTCCAAGGACAACCCTTTCGGTGGCTACG